CAGGTTTGTTTGAGGGTTTTGTTCCATTATTTTGATTCCATTTTTTAGAGTTTTTAATCCAATTTCTTGCTGAGGCTTGCCAATCCTTCATTTTTGCCTTTCCTGAAACTAACCAGCCGTTTGATGTAAAGTGATCGTGAAACTTTTCAGCATCATTGATAGTCGATTCGTTTAATTGAAAATATTGAACAACCTCAGAAAGTTGTGGAGGGGTGAATTTATTCACTAAATCTTCTTTTTTTTCTTTTACTTTTATTTCATTTACTTTACTTTCCTTTATTAGTATGTCATTCGTATGGCTTTTTGTATACGTTTTGGATACGTTCGTATTACGTTCGTATTCTTTCCGTATCTTTTCCCATCTAGTATTAACGCTCTTTCTTGCTGATTCTGACTTCTTTGCAACTTCTTCTAGTACCTCTACCATGACAAGATTAAAAAAACCATGATCGTCGCATTGGAACTTTTCAGATAGCACATTTTCGATTTTTAGTACTTCAACACCACCCATCCATCTACTAAGTTTTTCTAAGTCTTTTGGTATTCGGTGTGTTTCAGCTTGTCTACAAAGTAGCATAATATAGATTCCGATAAACTCAGCATCATAGCCTCGCACCCCATCCATAAAGCGGTTATAGTAAAAAGGAAAGTATTTTAGATTGTCCATAAATTAAGAAGCCCTATCATTCGGTAGTTGGTTGGAGCAACGTACCGAAATCAAGGGCAATGTTTTAAATTATAAGTAACCTCCAACGTTACTAATTAATTGCAATAGTAATTATTTTTAATTAAACTAAATTATATTAAAATTATAATGTTTTTCGTATAGATGAAGATTGTTCACAAAGTGATAATACCAGCCAAGTTCTAGTCCTAATTGCATAGAAACAAACTCTTGTAGTTTGCTAAAACAATATTGATCGTTGCAAAACCCATACCAAAGGTCATTAGAGCGCATCAGAACAGTCATATTAAGTTTTGAGTGTGTTATACCAAAAACTATATTTAGAGTGCAAGGAGTGTCTAGTTTATGAAGCTGGTGGTCTTTGCCATCATAAATACTTATGCAAGCCCTTCTAGAATCAGGATTTTCTTTTAACTCTTTAATGACAAAATCTAATTGATCTTCTCTAGACCATTGATAGCCATAGTTAGAATTTACGATATTGTCGCCTGAGTGCATTCTATCCCAAATCTTTGCATGTTTTTTTATTTCCTCCACACTTCTGTTCTTAGATAAATACCAATCCCACTCGATATCAGCGTAAGACTTTTTCCAGTTTCTCCAACTCGCCGTTATTTTATTTTCTAACGGGTTTGTAATATAAAACCCTTGGTTAAGAAGTGCTTTAGTGTCTTGTATCTTTAAACCTTTTTCTTTTATGAGGTAAAAAAAATAACAAAAAGCGTCGTTTGCATTTTCAAATCTCATGTCTTTGGTCTTTTACAAATGTGCCGTTTTGCATCTTACCTGTCCTTAATTTAATCTGTAAGTAGGCAGAATTAATACAATCCTCGATTTGAACATTATCTATTTGACCAATGAAATCTTTGCCTTCTTTGTACATTCTACATAGAACAGCTAAGTTAGTAAGAACTACGACGATGTCACCGATAGCATCAATAGTCTCTTCTTTATCGTCTTTAAGAATGGCTTTGCCTAGTTCTCCTACCTCTTCAATTAATTTTAAGAATTGTGTTTTTGGGTCTCCTGATTCATAAATACCTCTTTTTTTTGCCCAGTCTCTGATTGTTTCAAACTCGTTAGTTAGTTTCATGTTGTTTAGTTTTAAATTTGTGTGATAGATTTAACATTTATTTTTAAAGGATTTCCTATAGAAGGCAAATCCCAATTCCAGTTTTGTGCATAATATGTTTTGCCATTTCTTGATTGATGAAAGACTACACTAAATTCAAAAAAGTCTACCAATATTTTTTTTGATGTTAATCCAATATCTTTTTGATTGATAGTTGGTTTTTTATCTCTAACCGAGGCCAATTTTAAGTTAAGTGTTTTCATAGTTTTTTAGTATTTATTCCAGTTTTTATAAGAATTAATTGTTGATTTATCAAAACCGGTAGGGCACGTAATATTACCAGCTACATTCCAGAACCAAGTATCTTTGCCTGAATTTTTTTCAATGTATTTCCAAACTTTGCCATCGTAACTAGGAACAGTATCAAAAGGTGGTAGATTAGTTTTTATTTCATCTTTAAGAAAATCTAATGGTTCTGAAATTACCTCTGTTTTGCCAAGTTCACCGGCTTTCATGTTCCTAGAAACGCAGACTCCTTTCATTTTAGCATTTGGAAAACCTATTTGAAGACCTCTAGTTAGAACGCCGGTAGAGACAGCGGTCCATATTTCTTCTGGCTCTTGATGATGCTCTAGAATGTTTTCACAAATTCTAACGAAGCCTGCAATAGTATAAGGATGGTTTAAACCAAAAGGCAAGAACTTAAAACCATTTTTCTCTGCGAACTTCTTTGCTAATAGATTTAGATTTGGCATTGCAGCTATTCTTTCAAAAATAACATCTTTAGGTTTTTCATTTATTAAATACGATTGATGGTCTGAGATTTCTTTACAAGCCGGCATAAAAAAAATAACATCTTTGTCGTATAGTTTAGATAATTCCATTATAGCTACGCCGGCAAGGCCTACTCTAGGCACAACGTACACAACAGTTTTCTCTTTGATTGATGATAAGAGGAACTCGGCGGCCCTGGATTTAGTCCCGCCTTTCAATACCAGGTCTTCTCTAACAACATTAATTCCTTCGTGTTTTATAATAATTGGATCAGGCAGCAACGACTTAAAGTCTTTAGTTAAGTTTAAATAGTATTTTCTGTTATTATAGACATCGAAGTCTTTGTTTATTAAATCAATCACATGATTGTTGTGTGACATAAATTATTCTTTTAATATTGTTAGTTTCTTTCTACTTTTATTTCTTAATCAAACTGGGTCTCGCGTATCATTTGTTTTTTCCTTATCCTTAACCATTATATCTAATTCAATTAATAAATTTGGATACTGTATCATAGTAGCAGTTGTCAACTCAGCCTCCTCATATGATATGTCTGGGTATAAGAATATAATGTCTGCAATCACATTCTCGATTACCATATTAAGTTGTTTATGCATTTTGCCATTACGGGTGTAAAGAACTTTTGCATTCCAGTTATTACTTTTTGTTTCATCGTTTCCGAAGTAGTTGATTTTTTCTATTTTGATTATTTTAGCCATTTTGTTGTTGTTTGATACGGCAAAGATACATATTGTGTTTAATATACAACTAATGAATTTAAAATATATTATACTTTTATTATAAATGATTGATAACTAAGTCTATTATTTTAGTTTATTAGCGAACTCGTAGTATCTTTCTACTCCAATAATCTTCTTTAAAACAGAATTGTTTTTCATTATAACCCCTCTATTTTTTTTTATGTGATCAGTAGACTGGAACTCTTGAAAGTATCTGATTAGATCGCAATTCCTACTATCCTCACAATCTATCGGGTTTAGATCATACCTTTCTGACTGAAACCTAAGCACATCATTAATATAATCAAACTCATCTACCTTTTTTATCTTAGGAAATATTGCCTTGATACATTTAACGGCGTTAGTTCCTGCATAAACCCTGCTTTTAGGATCTACTTTATCAGGAAAATACTCTGCTAAATCAGCAGCAAAAGCTGTTAAAACAAAGTTCTGTCTTTTAAACCCATTTTTTTTAAGCCAATTGTTTCCCTCGTCCGTAATTTGATAAATCTCTCTTTTACCTAATTCTACGTAATTGTAAAGATGCTCAATAAGATTTACAGCGTATTCTAGTATAAACTTTTTTAAGTGGCCTGAATCTAATTCTTTAAAACTAAATTGAGGAAGTAAATAACCTTTGTTATCTGTAAATGGGGTGCTTAGTGTTTTAAGTTCTTCTAACCACTCTTTGTGAGACAATTTATTTTGAAGTAAAGAATTTACTATCCAGAAATTTCCAAAGCCGTGAGTACCTACAAAAGTTGTAAATAGATCATTTGTTTTAGGTTTGTAGTTAATACCTGATCCACACAATCTAAATAAGTAAAAAAGAAAAAACCAATCGAACTCTGTTTTTAAATGAGAGTTTAAAAAATATAGACCGTTTCCTTTTATATCATTCTCTTTTTTCCAAACAGCTTCTGTAAAAGAACAAAAAGCTGCGTACCTTCTACTACCCATGTCATAGATCGGGACATTAAAAATTAAATCATCGTCTACAGAGTCCTTTATATTGCCGGCAAATTCATTCTTTTCAATAACATGTTTTTCCATTAACATTGTTTTCTCATGATACTCATCAAGAGCAGACAAAAGGTTTTCGTTTATTTCAAATGTCATATTAAAATAATTTTAATTGCGTTTTAATATTTTTTAAATAGAACATCGGCTTTATATGCACTGATTGTTTTGGCTCCATTATCTCAAACTTAAGATTACCTAAGTGATCGTAGAAGAAATCAGGCCAGGATAGAAAATTAATACTTGATTCTTCGATAACATTGTTTGCTATATCTCTTAAGTTTTTTCTTTGGCTTATACTGCCAAAAAAATTAGCACCTTTGTATTGACCCGATTTGGGTATTATTCTGCTCTCATCCTCTATAGGAAGTAATTGAGTAATAGTAGAGTCGTATTTGGAAGCGTAGTCACAATACCTTTTAAATAATTCTTTGGTCGCCTGCTCAGGGTTTGCTTGCCTTGCTAAATGAAATCTGATGTCAATATTACCGAAATAAAAAATGATTTGTTTGTATTTAGATAGGTCCATTTCTTGTTTTAAGAAACCGTATAAAGTTTTCCCGTCATTCCTTGATAAAGTATAGGTCTCGTTAGGCCATATTGAAATAGAATGAGAATCACCTATTGCTAAGTTATATTTATCAGGAAGCTCTATTGTTTTAAAATCTTGGTGATTGTTGTATAAATCTATTTTTCTTTTTTTAGAAAACTCGTTTAGTTGAAACCCATCTAAAGATTCAACTTCTCCTTTGTAGTTTGAAAGCATCTCAGCTCTTTCTAAAATACCTGGGTTAATGCCACCTATTACATTAAAAGATCCTGGCTTAAAATTAGGGCCGTGATAAATTATTAGCCTATCATAATCTGACCAATCATCTTTTTCATTTAATAAAGTAGCATCAAATAATTTACTTACAACATTAACCATTCCTGCTGAGTGAGATGTGTTTGCTGTTGCTGGGTTGTTTAAAACCCCTATTAGTCCTATCATTTCTTTTCGTTTATGTAGTTATTTAATGCTCCTAAGTACGCTACGGCGTCTAATAAATTATCCTCTTTGTGAAAGAAAGATTCTCTTGATAATTTAAGTGCTACCATGCACTTATACATGTCTGATGCAGTAATTTCTTTATCGCAAAAAACACTTGCTATGACAGCTGCTTTTTCCATTCCTTTTGAAAAATCTCCGTAGGTTCTTTCTTTTTCCTCTAAACGGTCATTAATAATTTCGTTTGCTTTTTCTAGTATGTTCATTTTAAATATTATTTTTTTAATTTACTTCTTCAAGTTGTAATGTAACATCTGCGATATTTTCTATTGTCCTAAATAATGGATGGGTTAGAATTGAATCAAGTAGTTTTGTTCTTAGCCTCCACCCACCTATATTAAACTTAGTAGCCTTTAATGTGCAACTTATATGCCACTCATAATTGCATTGCGATATTCTGCCAATGCCAGTAATGTTATGCAGTTGCTTTAATTCGTTAATGTCATTGCGCTCTATTGCTAGGTTAACCGTATAAGCCGAAAGTTTTTGTCTAGTTTGTTTCATATTGAGGAATATTTTGCAAATGTATACAAAATAAAATCAATGTATTTACTTTAAATATTTATTGACTTGATAATCAAACAGATTATTTATTTTGCGTATAATTTTTGTATATTAAATCTATTTTAGTTTAAATTTGCCTTTATGAATATAACTCAACACGATTTCAGAAAGATTAGATCTTGTCTGAAAGATCATGACATTGATAAAGTAGTAGAGAGATCTGCTTATAGTAAGATGACAATATACAATGTCCTTAAAGGTGACTCAATAGATCGTACTACTAGGATTGTGGTAGCGACTTGCTTAGAAATAATTAAGGAAAACGAATTAGAAGCTAGAAAAACTGTTGAATACATTAGTAAGAAACTAAAATAATCTATCTAATTATCAAGTACTTGCACTTTATTTTACGTACAACTGTTATACTTTATGTAAAATGATGTATCTTTACACAATCAAACACAGTATAACTCTTAAAAACTAAGGAAAATGAACGCAAGGCAAGCAAACGAGCAAAATGATCTATTAGTAAATAGCCTATTAAGCTCTTCAAAAGAAATGGCTACACGCCTTAACATTAGTATTTCAGAAGCTATCGATAAAAAAGTTTCTGTTTATGTCAAGTAT